GTTGTATCAATACGGCAAGAGTGTCGCAGCGAAAGAAGTTGATGATGACGCGTTCGGTTTCTGGTGGTGGGAAGCAAAAGCAGATTGCAAAATTGATGATGAACGTCAATGGCATATCTCTAATCCGAACGTGGCTGAAGGCTTGCTAGATCCTGAAGATCTTTTAAGTGCTACAAAGCAAAGTTCTGAGATGGCGTTTCGTCGTTGGCGTCTGAACCAGTGGGTGCGTTCGCAAGAATCATGGCTACCTGTCGGTGCGTGGGAACAGTCAGTGTGTGAAGTTGAGTTTGATCGGGACAGCCCAACATACGTTGGTATTGACATGGCGTTAAAGCATGACTCAATAGCAATAGTGTCCGTACAGAAGAACGATGAAGGCAAGTTCGCTATTCGTTCAAAGATTTGGCAACCCTCAGATGAGGGTGTTGATGTTGCCGATGTGGAACTGTATCTGCGCGATCTTCATTTGAATTACAACGTTCAAGAGTTTGCTTATGACCCTGCGTATTTTCAACGGTCAGCAGAGATCCTTGCCGATGATGGTCTGCCAATGGTTGAGTATCCACAGACAAGTTCACGAATGATCCCTGCCTGTGGTAACGCTTACGAACTAATAGTATCTAACCGTGTAGCACACGATGGTTCCCCAACGTTTACAGACCAAGTGTTATCAGCAGCGCAACGTATGACAGAGAACGGTTGGCGACTATCTAAGGGAAAGTCAAAGCGAAAGATTGACGCGTGTATTGCTATGGTGATGGCGTTAGATCGCGCGAACTCGCGACCACGCACAGGAACAGAACCACAGGTATTGAATGTTTGGGATTAGAAAACTTACAAAGAAAATAAGAGAGCCACGAATGGTATTCAGCACACTGCTTGAAGTGGTGGGCTTTGTAGCGTTGGTGTATGGTGTTGCTGTATTCTCTTTGGGGATTGCATTCATCGTGGGTGGAATACTTCTGATCTTGGCAGGCGGATTATCAGCATGAGTGTTTGGCGAAAAACAGAACGACGTGGTCTGCCTATCTCCATAGATCCATATCAGGTAACAACACGACCTGCTTTCAATAATTACTCTGGAGAGATTGTTGATGAAGTAACAGCGTTGGCTTCTTCTGCTGTTCTTGCCAGCGTTACTTTAATTGCAGACTCAATTGCGTCAATGCCGTTAGATCTTGTCCGTGACGTTAATGGGCGAATAGAAAAACTACCTACACCATCTGTGTTTATAAAACCAAACACATACCAGACGATGTATCAATTCATTCATCAGGCTTGCGCAATGATTGCGTTACACGGTGTGGACTTTATCTATGCACCTATTGGTTCTAATGGATTACCTGTTGAGATGCGGAACCTTGAACCGAAGTCAGTTGCATTAACTATTGACAATGATGAGATTATTTACACATACAACAAAACACGAATGACAAAGGAACACATACGTCAAGTCTCGTGGTTAGATCTTCCAGATCGCTTGCGACCTATCTCACCGCTTGAAGCGCAACGCAACACTATTGGAATGTCTATTGCTATGGATAGATTCTTGGCGCAGTTCTATGGCGAAGGTGCTACACCTTCATCTGTATTGGAAACAGATCAGGCAATGTCTAAAGATGCAGCAGAAGTGTTGCGTGACACTTGGGAAGATGCGCACTACAAACGACGCAGACCTGCTGTTCTGACTAACGGTTTGAAATGGAGACCAGTTACAACGTCTGCTGCCGATATGCAAATGCTTGAACATCGCGAAGCAATCGTGCGTGACATTGCCCGTACCTATCGTGTGCCATTGCATTTGATTAACGGAACTGGTGGAGACTCACAGACGTACCAGAACATTGAGTCTGCTGGTATTAACTTTGTGCGCTACACCTTGTTGCCATATATGAGAAGGCTTGAAGATGTCCTATCAGAAATGTTGCCGATGGGTGAGCGTGTTCGTTTCAATGCTGACGAGTTTCAACGCGCAGATCTTTCAACCCGTGTACGCGCACAGCAGTCAATGATTATGTCTGGAACACTTACACCGAACGAAGCGCGAGCAATGGAGAACCGTGAACCATACGACGGTGGTGACCAGTTTGTTCTTGGTGTTGCTGGCGCACCTATGGCTGGTGTTGAGGGTGGCGATCTTCCTACACTTGGAACAGATAAGGAACCACCACGATGAAGTCAATCGCAGTAACAGTAACTACATCACCAACATTGGTCGTGGCAGCAGACAACATTCCACGCCATTGTTATCTTCATTCATCTTCAGGTTCGCTTTACATTGGTGGGAATGATGTAAGTGCTGCAAATGGTTTGCACTTACCTAACAACACAACCATTGAACTCTTTGTACCAAGTAACGAAACTGTCTATGCAATAACAAGTTCTAGTAGTCACACAATGCGTGTCTTAACACCTGATGTGGATTAGTAATGCCATACGGGATCTCACAGAATCAATCTGACTGTAACGGTTGGGCAACTGTTAAACAAGTACAGAATGGTTACGAAACTATTGGCTGTCATGTTTCTAAGCAAGATGCAATAGACAACATGGTTGCTGCATCAATTACCGAAGATATTGAACCGATTGGTGAAGTGCGCGCACTACCTAGTAATTACAGACCTGCACTTGCTGATGACGTTCCCGAAGGCAGAGCGTGTGGCAACTGTGCTTACTACGACGAAAGCAACCAAGACGAAACAGGAACGAAAGCATATTGCACAAGATGGAATGAATACGTTGATGGTGCGTTCTATTGCAATGCTTGGCAACCATACGAAGATGAAGAAGAAGATGAAGAAGAATATGAGGAAGATCGCGCAGTCAATCTTTCCGCACCACAGTTTATGCGCGCAAACGCAAAGCGTGGTTTGAAGTACCACGAAGAAGGATTGTCAGGTGATGGTCTGAAACCACAAACTGTTGAAGATGCGCGGTCAATGGCAGCAGGAAATGTTACTGAAGCAAAGTGGCGGAAGATAGCACCTTGGATTGCGCGACACATGGTTGATCTAGAAGCAGAAGGTGTCAAAGAGGGAGACATCACCGCAGGTATGGTTGCGCACTTGCTTTGGGGATCGGGAACAACAAAGAGTGAAGCAACACGAGCAATGGAATACGCAGAACGTGTTGTCGCAAGATTAGAAGAAGAACGCTCAAAGTTGCAAGATAGTCGCACAGTGCCAAGTTCATTTGATAACATTCGCAATACTATGACCGAAACAAATACAATCAATTGGGTAGTGCGTGACGAAACCGAAACACGTCGTGTGGCTTTCTCCAACATGGAAGTTCGCGCATCGGAAGATGGCACCAAACTTATTGGATATGCAGCAGTGTTTGACTCACCATCGGAACCACTACCATTCACAGAGTTTGTACGTCGTGGGGCATTTACAAAAACACTTAACGACGGTGCAGATGTTCGCTTGCTCATAGACCACGAAGGTGTACCACTAGCGCGTACCAAGTCAGGCACACTTGTCCTTACTGAAGATGATCGTGGACTTCTTGTTGAATCGGATCTTGACCCAATGAATCCTGATGCTGCGCGTTTAATCTCTGCCCTACGTCGTGGCGACATTAGCCAAATGAGTTTCGCATTCCGCACCGTCAAAGATAACTGGTCAGATGATCGTCGCACACGCGAACTACGCGAAGTGCAATTGTTTGATGTTTCAGTAGTTACCTTCCCTGCATACGAAAGTACCGTTGCAGAGTTGCGCGCAAAACAAGATGTTGCTACCATCATTGCGACGAACACACTCAGTCTGCGCAAACGCCAGATTGAAATTGCTCGCCACAAATAGCACAGCCGACCAGAAGCCGAACACGGTTCACTTCGTAGGTCACTTTGGAAAACAAAAACCAATACACCTATAAAGGAATAAACACCATGTCATATTCAGATACCCTCGCAGAGAAGCGCAATGCCCTTCTTGCACAAGCAGAACAAATCACCGTTATCGCACAAGACGAGAAGCGTGAACTATCAACCGATGAAGATGCAAAGATTGCATCAGTGCTTGACGAAGTTCGCGCACTTGACGGACAGATTGAACAGCACGTTGAATTAGAGAAGCGCGCCATTGAATCAAAAGAGATCCGCAAAGAGATCGGCGTTGAGTTCAACACCACAGCAGTGAAGTCAGAGCCACGCACCTACGCGCCACAGGCAAGCACATCATTCTTGAAAGATGCTTATGCAGCACAGTTCAATAATGACTTTGAAGCACAGCAACGCCTTGCACGTCACATGGGTGAAGAAAGAGTTGAGCGACGCGACGTCACATCAGCAAACTTCGCTGGTCTGATCGTTCCACAATTCCTCACCGAATTGGCTGCACCGTTCGCTCGCGCTGGTCGCCCATTCCTTGACGTTGCTCGCAAGCACCAACTTCCAAATGAAGGCTTGGTCATCAGCATCAGCAAAGTCACCACAGGTTCTGCAACCGCAGTACAGACCGAAGGTGCTGCCGTTCAAGAAACAAACATGGACGACACGAAACTTGATGTGTCAGTCGTAACTGTTGCAGGTCAGCAGAACGTTTCACGTCAGTCAATTGAGCGTGGCACAAACATTGATTCGCTAGTAATGGCAGATCTTGTTTCCGCATACCACACAAACCTTGACAGCCTGTTCGTAACAACAAGTGCAACATCATTGACAAACGTAATCACTCAGGTGGTTACTTACACAGATGCTTCACCAACTGTCGCAGAGTTGTATCCAAAACTCGCTGACGCAATTCAGCGTATTCAAACCAACTACTTTGCTGGACCAAACTTTATGTTGATGCACCCACGCCGACTTGCGTTCATCTTGGCTGCACTTGACGATCAGAAGCGACCACTTGCCGTTCCTGTTCCAAACTTCAACGGTCAGCCAGCAATCGCTGCTGGTAATGGCGCACCTGTCTATGGCAATAGTGGTTACACCATTCTTGGCTTGCCAGTAATCACAGACGCGAACGTCATCACCACAAACGGTGCAGGCGCAAACGAAGATGTGATCATTCTTGGTAACACACAAGAAGCACATTTGTTTGAACAAGGATCTGGTGAGCCAATGATGCTTCGCTTTGAGCAACCAAAGGCTGCTGAACTTGATGTGACAATGATCGTTTATGGATACAGCGCGTTCACCGCAAACCGTTATCCAAACGCGTTCTCACTCATCGGTGGAACTGGACTCGTCACACCAACGTTCTAACGAACTAGGTAATGTTTGGCTGGTAGTGTGGGGACTACCAAACAAACTTGAAACGAGAAACAATGTCAAAACATATTGAATCACTATTATTTGAACGCGCAGGCTATGTGCAACGTGGTTTGAAAGATCGCGTTAAACAAGTTGATGAAGCACTCGCGCAACGTGGATATGTTCATAAGTATGCGGAAAAGTATTCTGAAAAAGAATTGGCATCTGTTGAACCAGAAGCAGAACGGGCAGTCACGCCACGCGTAACAAAGCGCAAAGGTTAAACCACAATGGCAATCACTAATGGTTACTGCACTCTTGCAGAGATCAAAGCAGCATTGCGTCTGACCGATAACGCTGATGACACACTTCTTGAAAACTCTATTGAGGGTGCGTCGCGACGCATTGACGGATACTGTGGCACGTTCTTCTATCAAACATTAAAGACAATCCAAGTCTTTACACGGTATGACTACTACTGTGCAATTCCAGATCTTGCTAACACAACTGGCTTGGTAATTAAGACAGATGATCTAGGCAATCAAACGTTCTCAACAACGTGGTCTGCATCGGACTATATGTTGAACCCAACTGATACTTCATTGACTGGTGTTCCATACCGAAAGATTGTGGCTATTGGTTCAAAAACTTTTCCATTGTTTAACGATCCACAAAGACCATCAGTTCAACTCACAGGAACCTTTGGTTGGCCATCTGTTCCTGACGACGTTCGCGAGGCTTGTGTGCTTCTCGCTATGCGCGGTTTCGCGCGTTACAACTCTGCACTAGGCGTGGTTGGTTTCGCAGATATGGCTATCACCGTTCGTGCGGTTGATCCTGACGTGCGCGACTATCTAATGCCATACAGACAGTTGGTTGTTGCGTAATGCCTGCAACCGTTTCGCAAGTCGCTGAAGGCATCAAGACACGTCTGGCGACTATCTCAGGGCTTCGTGCGTACTCCTACCAGACGGAACAAATTAACACACCACCGTTCGCCTATCCTGAATTAACACAAGTTGAATACCATCGCGCGTTCGGTGGCGGTGATGTTGTTATGACGTTCACCATTCATGTTGTTGTAGGTCGCTACACGGATCGCACAGCGTTCGCATTACTTGATGACTTCCTGTCATACTCTGGTACAAAGTCAATTCGTGCCTGCCTTGAATCAGATAAGACTCTTGGTGGAGTTTGTCAAACATTAGTAGTACCATCAGGTGCAGACATTTCAAGTCTTGGTGAAGCAGGCGCTGAGTTCTTGGAAATACAATTATCACTTACAGTTCACGCATAGGAAAACAAATGAGTTCATACAAGATTCTTTCAGATCGTTTAACGATTGGAAAACAAGGTCAGACTATTGACGACGATGCACTTGATGGTGCTAACATACAAGCGTTGATTGATGGCGGACACATCGCAATTGTCAGCGCAAAACAGACCTCAGAAAACACAGAATCAAAGGACAAGTAGATCATGGCAAAGTTAGTTCTCACAGACGCGTCAGTAACAATCAACTCAATTGCATTAAGTGATCACGCGAATAGCGTGACATTGAATTATGAAATTGACAGTGTTGAGACAACTGCCTTTGGTTCTGTTGGTCATACGTTCACTGGTGGGTTGCAGAACCTGTCAGTTGAAGTTTCGTTGATGCAGGATCTTGCAGCAGCAAATGTTGAAGCCACGATTTATCCTTTGGTTGGTACAACAACCACACTTGCGTTGAAGAACAGTTCTGCTGCGACATCGGCAACAAACCCGTTGTACACCATCACTGGTGCATACCTTGCTTCTCATACACCGCTTGCTGGATCTGTTGGTGAATTGGCTATGACCACATTGACATTCACTGGTGGAACAATCGTAAAGACCACAACCTGATCTAACTACTTCACGAGAAGGAAATACAAATGAAAATAGCAATGACTGTCGTATATAACGACGGAACAGAAAAAAATGTTGAAGCAGTGTTCGCTGACTTCGTAGCGTTTGAACGCGTATGGTCGCGAAGCGTTACAAAGTTTGAACAAGAACTACGCCTGACCGATCTCGCGTGGCTTGCTTGGCACTCTGAGAAACGACGCAGAGAAACATCACAACAGTTTGATCCTGACTGGATTGGCTTGATTGA